AAAAGGCTTTCCAGTTGCATCGGGGTATTCGTGAGAAGGTGGCGAAAGTGATGCCACAGCTCGACGAAATCTTCCGGGACTTCGCCAAGCTCCACGAACACATCTCCCATACGCAGACCTTGAGATTGGCTCGTCTGAGTCGTCTGCTGATGACCGATCCGCTGGTCAAGCTGGTGTTCGGAGCGCGGAACCATCTGCAGCGGCTCACCAGACTTTCGGCACATGCTGAGCGCAACTCTGGCGACGTAGAGAAAGACATCCTCGATCCGAGTCTTTACCCTTCGGACCGCACACAGAGACGCAAACCAGACAAGGCCAAGAAATAATTGGCCAATTTTTGAAGAAGTACAAGAGCGAATCTCATGGCGAAGAGACCTAAAATCGGAGTCGATCTGCCGGTCAATGCGACCAACCAGCAGAATGGTGCTCGGCAGAAACTGACGAAGCTCGAGAAGCTTGCCCGCCGTGAGCAGGCGCAGTCCATTCGTGTTGCGGCCTACGGCGGAAGCTTCGGCAACGCCGGTGGCCACTCCATTTCGAACGCGGACTCGGCCTTCTACAGCCCTCAGCTCTCGACCGACTTCCTCGAGCTGCCGCAATCCGAACGCGAGAAGCGCGAACTCTTCCGGTTCTGGTACGTCACGCACCCCATCGTCGGCGCGGCCATCGACTTCCACACCGACGTTCCGATGTCCAAGATCCGCCTTTCGCTTCCGAAAGGCAAGGACACCAAGCGTAACAAGCAGATCCTGCACTTCTACGAGCAGATGTGCAAGCGCGTCCGCCTTTTCCAGACGCTCTACGATGCGACGCACGAATACTGGCTGCACGGCAACGTCTTCGTGTTCTGCGAGGACCACGACCTGACCGACGACATCACCGAGGAGATGCTCGCCGACTTCAAGGAAGAGGAAGTCGGAGAAGTCGACTACGCCGGCCGCGCCCGCACGAAGGTCGAGCGCAAGAAGCAGCTCAAGCCCGAGACCGAGCGCGTCAAACTGATCCGCGACCACGTGGCCAAGAACTACCGCGGCTGGGAGCGCCTCCAAATTCTGCCGCCCGAGCAGGTCAAGCTCGAGGTCTTCCAGTACACCAATCGAGCCAAGATGGAGCTCATCCCGTCCGAGAAGGACCGGATCGTGGTGATGAAGGCGCAGGAGCAGCACGACGATGAATCGGCTCGCATTGCCGAGGACATCCCGGAGCAGATCCGTGAGAACTTGCTGTCTGGTCAGCCGATTCCGCTGAACACGTCGCCATACGACGACTTCCTATGCTCGTCGTTTTGCTACCATCTGACGCACAAGAAGTCGTCCTACGACGACCGAGGCATTTCGATCCTCGAGCGCTGCCTGCGCACCCTGCTGTACCAGGACAAGCTGCGTCAGGCGCAGACCAGCATCGCCTCGCGCGCGATGACGCCCAAGCGCGTCATTTGGGCCGACAAGATGTCCGAGCCGGACGTCGAGAATCTGCGCGACCAAATCGACCAGGCGCTCATCGACCCCGACTTCAGCATCATCATGAACTTCGAGGTCCACTGGGATGAGGTCGGCTCGCGCGACCGACTCCTCGACCTCGGGACCGAGTATGAAATCACCAACAAGCTTCTCTTCATCGGTCTGCGCATCACCGAGTCGATGCTCACCGGCGAGGCCAGCTACTCGGGCGAGCGCATCCACCTCGACGTCATGAACACGATGTACCTCCTGTACCGCGAGACCCTCGCGCAGTTCGTGGAGGAGTATCTGTTCGCGCCGGTGGCTGAGAAAAAGGGATTCTGGGAGGAAGACGAGTTCGGCAACCGGGTCCTGCTTTACCCCAAGCTCCAGTTCACGCGCCTCGCGCTGCGTGACAACACCGAGCTGCAGGACTTCATGTTCAACCTCTACAACAAGGGGTCGCTGCCCATCTCGTTCATTCTCGACCTTCTCAACATCGATGCGGACGAGACCCTCACGCAGCTCAAGCGTGATATGTTCACGCCGAACGATGCCAATTACAACGAGTTCGTCCGGGCGGTCCTCACGAAGGCTGGCGAGGATGCTCTCGAGGATACCGATGCCATGGAGAAGATCGTCACGGCTGCCGGCCTCAAGTACAACAAGAAGAAGGGCGACCGGTTCGGTAAGGGCGAAGGCGAGACCTGATCCGGTAGGCTTTCACTAGGCCATGATGGCAGAGTTGGCATGCCTACGGATCTGACCCCTGCAGAGAAGGACGACAGGCAAATCGAACGCCTGATCGACAAAGAGCCGGCTCCGAGCCGGAAGCCTGCGGGACGTGGTGGTCCGAAGTTTGACAACCGCCGCCGGCGTATGACTGATCCGGCCGACGAGCCGAAAGAGGATGAGGATCTCTCGCGCAAGACCAAGGCCAGCAACCTATTTCTAATTGCAGCCCGCGTGGCTGCCCCTCCTGCCGAAGAGGAGATCCACAAGACTCCACAGTCGGCCCAGGCAGAAGGTAAAGCTCTGGTCCAGCAGATCTTCAAGGAGATCGGTGATCAGTCTCGGGACCTCGCTCAGAAGTTCAAGGACTTCGCTACAAAAGAATATGCTCCAATTCTCTTCGCGAAGAAGCCAGACAAGGATGCTCAGGCCGGCGTCGTCAAAGCTCTCAAGAAGCGCATGGGCATTCTGCAACGCGTCTCGAAGACCCCTTTCAAGGGCTCGCCGGCGGACGTAGCAGCTAAAATTGCTGAGCGTTGGCCCAACGGAAAGCCCAACAATTGGGCCACTCGAGCGGGACTTATTGCTGCAGTCCAGAACGCTATCAAGAAGCTCCATGCCCCTGCTTCTATCAAAGCGGTCATGCTCAAGGAGCCTGGGAACGCCCGCAAAGACCAAGCTCTCATCCAGGACGTACTCAAAGAGGCCCGGAACGGCAAGATCTCAGAAGACGACCTCGAGGATCGCGTTGAATTGGGAGCGCTTGCCTCCGCCTACCGCGTCTTGCTCGCGAATCCTGACACTGTAGACGCGGCATCTCTGACGCGCGAAATAGATGAAGTGACCGAGCAGGTTTATGGGGAAGTCCAGAAACTGCTAGCAATCCCGGCCTTCATGAAATCTTGGGATGCTGCTGTCAAGGAGTTCGCCAAGACTCCCGGGCCCAAGGAACATATCAAGGCGACCGACTATTACAAGCAAGTTCAGAAGAGCCTATTGTCGTTTTTCGACGAAAAACCGGTCTTCGATCCGGATCCGTTCATCGACGGCCTTGAGAACATCATGGGGAAGGACTTCAAGGGAGCCCCGGAAGAACTCAAGAAGATAGTCGAGGGGTATAGGAGTGCAGCAACTTCTTATGACGCCCTTCGAGGTAAGGCTATGGGCCGAAAGACTGCCACATATCACGGCGTACTTCAGCAAGGGGATCCGACGAATGGTCCCTATACTGGATACCGCTCGCTTGACAGGCGGTACTTCGGCAAGGAGCACTACGACTCCATCATCAAGACGGCCAAGCAGCTCCTGAAGGAAGACTGGCTCAAGTACGAGTGGGAGGGCGGCTCGAAAGATGCTCCCTTCCGCGCTGCACTTGACCTGTCAATCTGGACGGCAGACAGCAATCTCTACCAGGCCAAGATTGATGTAGAGACGTACAACATGCTCCTCGCCCGTCTCATGAAGTCGAAGACGGACGTGTTTTCTGAAACCCTGATCACCTACGACGAAAAAGACAGCAGGAGAGCTTCCGCCATGAGCAATCAGCACATCCAGGCCCGACAGGCCCTCCTGCGCGTCGCAAGCGGGCTCAGGAAGGACAACCCTCGTGCTGCGCTCGAGATCGTCAAGAACCTGCGCACTCTTGTTGCCCAAGAGCAGGGGCAAGGGCAGGAGCAGGAGGACGAACAGGGTGCTCCGGCCGCGGGCAAGCCTCCCGCCATGCAGGGTCAGCAACAGCAGCAGGGCCAGCAGGAAGAGTGTGAGGAGCCGATGGCTCCCCCGAAGGTCATGGGCCAGCAGCAACAGGGCCAGCAAGATCAGCAGGGTCAACAGCAGCAGAGCCAGATCTCCGACAAGGACATGGACTCCTTCGTCGATGGCAAGGTCGACATCAAGGACCTGAAGGGTCACTTGAAGAGCGTCGTCGACGCCCAGAGCATCGAGGACTTCGTCGATGGTCTGATGGAGATGGACGAGCTTCTGAAGAAGACCGCCTCCGCTCGTGTTGCTGCTGTTGCCCAGGAGCAACAGCAGCAGCAAGGCCAGGAGCAGCAGCAAGGCCAGGAGCAGCAAGGCCAGGAGCAGCAGACTGGCGCTATCATGGACCTCGCGCCCCTCGAGGACATGGACGAGGCGCAAGTCCAGGAGTTCCTCAAGAAGCAGAAGGCGGAGGCTCAGAAGCTTCTCGGTGAGAACGACATCGAGAAGTTCATGGACGGCCTCGATCACATCTTCGGCGAGTGCGAGCAGGCCGCCAAGGGCATCAAGACTGGCTCGGTGCACATCAGCATGACGACGCTCGTGCGTCTAGCTCATGCTCACCCCGAGGCTCGTCCGGTTCTTCTCAGCGTGATCGTCGAAGCGGCCAAGAAAAAGAAGAAGAAGGACAAGCGCAAGAAGGACAAGGCCGACAAGAAGAAGGGCAAGAAGCCCAATCCGTTCGCCAAGGGCGGTCCGATGAACAAGGACAAGGGCGGCAAGGCCAAGGGCAAAGGCGGCAAGGCCCCGCCGTTTGGTGGCAAGAAGGCCCCTCCCTTCGGCAAGAAGAAGTCCTCGGTCGACATCGATCCCTCGGATACCAAGTGGTGATCCGGGAGTGATACAGTTTTCATAGTTTTTAGGAGACAAGCCCGGAGACACCCATGCCGACCCAGCAGAAGCAGATCGTCAACAAGGTCCTCGCGACCCTGGATGACACCGCGAACAAGATGGACGCCCTCAAGCAGGCGGGCAAGATCGATCCGCGTCTGGCGGCGGCCATCATCCACGACATCGACTCTTTCGCCGACAAGTTCCAGGTCGCCGCTTACGGCCCCGACGGGCTCAAGCGGTGGGCTGGCAAAGTCCACAACGCGAAGGTCATGCAGCGGGACAACGACGAAAAGTACATGGAGACTTTTCAGAACCCGATCAAGACCATCACGACGGACACGGACGAGCCTTACATGCACAAGGCCGAGCCGGGGTACAACTCGACGAAGGGCATCGAGACGTACGACAAGGACATTTCGTCGTCTGTCATCGATCGCGACGAGTACAACGTCCGCGAGCTGAACGAGTTCTCGCCCGGGACCAAGAAGCAGCCGTCGTGGGACAAGGGCCCTGCGGGCAAGAGCACCGCGATCGGTTCCGGTCCTGCACGCCAGCCCCGCCAGGCGGCCCAGCCGCAGGCGCCGGCGAAGAACTGGGCTCCCTGAAGTCAATCGGCGCCTAACCGCTCCGGGCTGGGCGCCCAACTCGAGGGCTCCATGTTCAGGACCGCGTTTGTCGACGATCAGCTCATCGCTAGGGAGTTCAATAGCGGTGACGTAGTCCGGAAAGCTGGGTACCGCGACTTCGTCCTGTCTCCCTACGTTGGGCGCGTCCTATACTCGAGTCCTGACTCCGGCAAGGTGCACGTGCAGTGGCCGTGGGGTGCGGAAGAGCTTCCGGCCTCCGAGCTGGTGAAGGACCTGAGCGCGGCATTTGCTCCGCCCATGCAGGCGGACCAGTCCTACTCGACTCACGAGATGTCTCGCAACATCAACTCGCCCGAGGTGGTCGAGGCAGACGCGAAGTGGCGCAAGTCGCTCTCGTCGACAATCGTCGATAGGTACGAGCAGTACACGATGCCGCTCTACCGGGCCGCCTGCGAGGCCTGGCACTGCGAGATACCGGAAATCGAAGCGTTCCGGAAGATGTCGGTCGTCTTCGGGCCGCGTTACGGTCAAGACGCCGTCCGTCTGACTGTCGCCAATCTCTACGAACTCGGGCGCCGCGTCGGTCTGTACTGGAAGGATCCGAAGCGCAAGTACAAGACGACGCAGCAGGAGAAGGCCTCCGGAAAGCTTCACTGTCCGCGTTGCAAGGGTGAGCTCAAGCCACGTGTATTCACCCACGCTGGCAAAGTTCTCCTCTGCAAAGGCTGTGGCTTCACTATTCATCCCCGGGACATCGCCAAATGAGTCGGGCGCTCTGGCGCCAAGTCAGGACGGCGCGGCAGGTCTCCAAGACCAATCCGCTGCTCGGCTATGAGCTGGAGCGTCGGGCGGTCGCCGTCATCAATCCGGGAGCCCGCAAGTTCGAGCACAACATCGACAACACGATCACCGTGCTCGAGGCTCTCAAGGACGAGCTCGACGACGCGCTCAAGATGCTCGATACCGAAGACGCGAAGGAATTCGCGAAATTCTTCGAGGATGCGGCAGAAGCGGAGGAGGAAGAACTCCGCCAGATGCTGCGCAAGGTCTCGTCCGTCGCCGGCTTCAAGGACTTCTTCAATAAGTTCAAGGAAGTCTTCAAGCCCAAGAAGGGTGAAGGCGAAGAGACCAAGGCCAACGATCCGTCGTACCAGATGGACGAGTCCACGATGGACGAGTTCGTCGAGGGAAAGCGCGAGTGGGCCGACCCCGGGCATTACGTCGAGCAGGAAGCCAAGCAGAACGCGGAATTCTTCGGCGGTGTCGAGAAGGTACTCGATGAGATGGACACGGCTCGCAAAAAGCCGAACCGCAAACTCATCCAGGACATCCTCAAGAAGGTCGACATACTGATCAAGAAGGGCAAGAGCCTCTCGAAGGGCGTTCGAGACCACCTTCTCGAGCCGGCCCCTAAGGTCGAAGTGACCGAGGAGGGGATGAAGCCCGAGAAGAAGACTGAGCCGGGCAAGAAGCTCACGCCTGCGGAACTGGACAGCAAGGTCACCTACTACGCGGACCTGCTCAAAGATTCGTCAGGCGACGAGGCCAAGACGGTCAAGTACCTCAAGGAACTCTTCAACGCCGTCAAGCCGATGCTCCACGAGGATCGGGCTGAGCTGGCGTCAGCGAAGATCCGGGCGGCTTCTATCTTCGTGCGTCACGCTCATGCGATGCCGGCGCTCCGTAGCCGTATTCTGCCGATCATCTACCAGTTGACTGGCCGGTAGCGTCCTAGATGAAGGCGGAAGTTCTTTTTCAACCGCGCCCAGGCGCGGACAATGTGCTTGTGTCGGCAGAAGTAGCAGACGACCAGCCGATCGAGAAGCTCATCGAGGCGGTCGCTCTTAGCATGCGCGATGCTGCAGGCCCTCGTCCTCAGATCGGGCCGTTCACGGTGAAGGACGGCAAACTCGTGCCGTGGCGAGATACCCGCGACGTCATGAATCCATGACCTTGTGGACGACGGCTTCGTTCCAGGCCTCGACGACGTCCCGCTTCTCGAGCCGGTGAGGTAGCTTCAGGAGAAGCTCCCGGAGCTGACGCTTCCCGTCTGCACGCTCGAGTTTGCGCATGAGGGTCCCGTGCCGGTCGACGAAGGACTGCTGCTTCGCGGCAACGACTACCTTGCCGTAGATTTTCTTGTAGAGGAGCTTCGCCCTCTCCACCGCGGCTTCTCGTAGCATGTATGGGTTCGTCTTCGGTCGCAGTCCCGCTGCTAAGAAGGCAATATCCACCATCGTGTGCTCGGGCGCTTTCTGGTTGGCCGGCGGCAGGTGCCCCTGGGGGAGGACGACCGTCCCGGCGTCCTTGAACCTCCTCCAATAGGTGAAAGGAAATGTCCTTTCGACCCCATTGCATGTGAAGGTCACCCGGGGCCAGAGGCAGGTGAGGATGGGGAGGTTGGTTTGAACCCCGCTCAGGGAGAGCCGGACGACTACCTTCTTGACCTTCACCTGCGAGATCAGCGCTATCGCCGCCTGCGTGTTCATGCCACCCGATACAACGGACTGGAATTAATTTACGGTAGCGTGCCAGAGTTTCTATGCCCCGTCCTGGGCGAGCACTCATGGCTAAGAAGCGATACGCCCATGCCATTGTCGAACGTCGAAATATCGAGTTCGACGAGTGGATGGAAGAACTGCGCTCGCAGAACGAAGGCGCTGTCCCCAAGGACTTCGTCAATCGCACAGCCAAGACCATCCTGCGCAAGTGCGACCCCAAGCAGTACCTTCTGTCGCACGCGACGATCGTGGCCTCGGTCGACACTTACGCCCCCAAGGGAGTCAAGACCGGCCGCCTGATGAATCGTGGCTGCCAGATCGACGTGCGGTGGCCCGAGTTCCGCATCAAGCCCGAGTGCCATCCGATCATCAACAACAACGGCGATGCCTGGGAGCGTTCGCTCCTTCTGTCGTCTTACCGCACCTTCATTGGCGCTCACAACTACCTCGAGCACATCCAGCTTCCCGAGCTGTCGAAGGGCTTCATCGTCGACGCCATCGCCAGGGATCTCGGCAAGAGCTGCTACATCGACATCCTCGTCGCGACCGACCGCAAGCACAACCAGCTCGTGTCGGACATCCTCTCCGGGGCCATCACTGGCCTGAGCATGGGATGCATCTCGCTCTTCACCGCTTGCTCCAAGTGTGGAAACGTCGCGGCGGATGATGCTCAGCTCTGTCCGTGCGTTCTGTACGACGGCAAGCTTTCGGAGTTCGTCGACGAGGCTGGAGTCCCGCAAATTCTCGCCGAGATCATCGGGCACGTCTCGGTTCCCAACTCGAATCAGTTCATCGAGGCTTCTTGGGTTCGGAACCCGGCTTTCCGCGGCGCCGTTCGCCGCAACATCCTCAATCCGGACCCTCAGATCGCGGCTCAGCTGCAGCAGTCCAAGTATCTGTACGAGCTTCGCGCCCAAATCCCCGAGATGGACGGCATCAAGAAGGCCGCTTCCGTCCGGCGCCGTGCAGATCAAGGCCAAGCTCAGGATATGGACGACCTCTTCGGTCAGGGCCAGGGTCAGGGCGAAGAGCAGCAGCAGCCAGGTGACGCACAGGATGCACAGCAGGGCGGCGGTGGCGCTGATCAAGCTGAAGATCAGGGCCAGGGACAGGGCGGGCAAGGCCAAGGTGGGCAAGCTCCCGCTGCTGACAAGCCTGCGGAGCCCAAACCCGACAAGATCGACGCCATCTTGGACAAGGTCACCGAGCAGCTTCTCACCAGCATCAGTGACAAGTTGGCCGACAAACTCGCGCCCAAGCCCGAAGACGTCGGATCAACTGCACAAACTCCAGTCAATCTCGAGTCACGCAACGACAACTTGGTGAAGTCGAGCGTCGATTTCAGTCGATTGGTGCGCCGCAAGTTCGCCAATTGTCCTCAATTGGTGCAGTGGGCGGAGACCGCGTTCCGGATCGTTCACGAAGGCGGTCTTCCCGCTATTCGACGCGCCGGGATGGGCTCTCGAGAACTGATAATCCTTTCATGGATCGAGGATCGCTGCAAGGACAGGATTTACCCTCCGAGTCTTTACAAAGTCGCGATGCAGATCGGTCCCTCCAGCAACTACCCGACCACGAACTCCTATCTTGCAGCTTGCAAGATGAAGGCAGGTCGGAACCTATCCACTCAGGAGCGTCGCTTCCTCGAGTGGAAAGGGCGCATCGCTTCTGTCGTCAATTGTTAGGACCTTGATAAAAGGCAAACCCGTAGGAGATCTGCACATGCGAACGCGTTCCACCTGGCAGGGCAACGGTGCCGCGACTCCGCGTCAGGCGGCGACGTCCCGCACGGCCGACATCTACAAGATGAATCAGGAGCACCCTGATGCCGGCCCGATCGACTACGAGAACGGCGACCCGGACTCCTGGGCGGAATCGTGGCACGGCTACGGTGACGTCGAGAAGGAGTACGAGGGCGGCCACGTCAAGCGGAACGAGCTGAACTTCGCCGAGTTCCGCGACAACACGTGGAAGCACAAGGACTCCGACAACTGGCACTCGGGCAAGGGCACCTACGACAACGTCGTGGATGGCGAGGGCAAGTTCACCGGCAACACCTCGGGCAAGTCGACTGGCGAGAAGGCCGGTCGGACCTACGAGGCGACTGGTGGCAAGCCGTCGAACACCCAGACCGCTGCGGGCGCCCCGGTCGACAAGCGCGACATGGCCGAGCGCAAGGCGGCGGCTGTGGAGCGGATCGTCCGCGCCACGCTGCGCACCTCGAACGACAAGCTCATCACGGATCTCGCCGTGGGCTACATGGGGATGCCCGATCGCGTGATCGTCGCCACCCTTCGTGCCCTCGACGCAGTGTCGCCCGATGCGCTGACGCCCGAGAACAAGATGCGCCGCGCGATGGCTTGCACCAAGCTGTCGGCTCGTCTCCTCGGCGAGAACGCCAACGACAAGCAGATCGAGACCCTCGCCGGGACGTTGATGACCATCGACGATCCGACCCTCAAGTCCGTCCTCGGGCAGCTCGCGGCCGCTCGTGTTGCTCAGGAGCAGGAAGAGCAGGAAGAGCAGCAGGAGCACACCGGCCAGCAGCAGGTCAATGGCCAGCAGCAGCAGACCGGCCAGGTCGCGCCTGTCGGCCAGCAGCAACAGCAGCAGGCCCAGCAGCAGCAGTCGCAGGAAGAGCAGCAGGCCCAGCAGCAGCAGGAGGCCGAGCAGCAGGCCCAGCAGCAGCGGTTCATGCAGCAACAGCAGCAGGGCCAGCAGCAGCAAGACGCCCAGCAGCAGATGATGGGCCAGCAGCAGATGATGGGCCAGGAGCAGGAAGAGCAGCAGGAGCAGGGCATGCCCCACATGGGTCATGGCGACCTTCCGCAGGCCGAGCTGCAGATGCTCGACCAGATGCTCAAGGAGGAACTGGGCCAGCAACTGCCCGGTGACGACCTGACTTCCCTCTTCGACGCGGCCCCGGCGCAGGTTGCGCCGCCGGCTCCCGTTGCTCCGGTCATGGCCGGTCAGCAGCAGGGTGGGGTCCAGATCTCGTTCGACGAGGACGAGGAGGACGTTCCGCCCACGACGATCGGGCAGATGGCTGCGCAGACTGTCGCCGCACAGGACGGCGAACTCGACAGCCTCTTCAACGACAACGAGGAAGTTCAGGCTCAGCGCCAGATCAAGGCTGCTGAACTCGAGCAGCAGGCCCGCGAGGGCGGGTTCGCTGTGCAGGCGGCCGGTGGTCGTACTGCTTCTTCACGCGGCGCCAAGAAGATCGGGCAAGTCCAGCGCGGCAAGTCCGACTCCGTGGCCCAGACCCTGGAGAATCTCTGGGATCGGCCGTGACAGTTTCAGCAATTGGAGCTCTAAGCTCCTAATTGCAGAGATACAGATAAAGGAAACGCAGACAAACCACAGCTTCTTTGGAGACCGAAGGAAAGACAGGAAAGCAGAATTGAACACAGTGGACGGCGTCGCGGGCAACCGGACTGAAGCCACATTGTCGGAGAGACTGCCTACTTAGTACGACCTGAGTGTCAACGGAGACTGGAGCAACCCATGGGATCAATTGGCGGCCAAGCATCTGGTGACTTCAAGCTAAGCACCAGTGCGCTGCGTATCCTGTACAGCCTCTTCAAGGACAGCATCACGTCCTTGTCGCCTGACGGATTCACGCAGAACAACCCCAATGTCGTCACCACGGCGTCGGCGGTCTCGACAACCATTCCGGTGAACGTCAAGAAGGGCGTTCTCGGTGGGTCGTGCGCCTTCGTCCGTCCCGACATCGGAGAAAACACGACCGGAGGCGCGGTGCTCGTTAGCGCGGCCTACGTCGTGAACACGAGGCCCCTCGGCCTCTTCATCAACGACGCTCTGGGCAACGCGTACGAGAACACCCCCGGACCCGCGTCCGGCAAGGGTCCGTTCCTGCGCGGCGGTTCGTACGGCCTCAAGCTGTACGAGACCCAGAAGCAGACGACCAACCACTACACCGGCGGCACGTTCTCCACCTCGGGTGGCGTCGTCGGAACTGCGTTGGTCTACTCGCCCGGCCAGAGGCTCTACGCTTCGGTCAACGGGTACATCACCAACGACTGGACCGACTCGTACGAGGCCCAGTGGATCTTCGCGACCCTCACGGGCAGCGGAGCTGGTGGCGACCCCACCCCGAGCGACATCACCGTGATGGGAACCCTCCTGGCGCAGCCGGATTCGACGAGCACTGAGATGTTCGCCGAACTCCCGGTCTGCTGAGCCGAAAGGATAAAGGAACAAGACCATGAATCCCTTCGGCGTACAGGTAGTGGACAACACGATCAAGGAGCAGATCGTCGACAAGTTCATCGGCTCCTCGGCAGGGCGCAAGCGCCTCGCCGCGTCGATGATCCAGCCGCTGCGTGAGCGGCGCGACTACTCGTCCGTGGGACGCAAGACCTTCCTGGTCGAGCAGCTCCCGGACGGTGCTCTGCCGATCTACGACAAGGACCCGGACGTCACGGCCTTCGTCATCGGCGAGGAAGGCGAGTCGATCACGGCGGTCATGAAGCCGCGTCGCGTGATCTTCCCGCTCTTCGAGATCGCGGCCCTCCCCAAGGCCCCGCTGACGCAAATCAAGGAGCGTCGGTACGACCTCCTGAAGCGTATGCAGGACCTCGGCAAGGCGCAGGTGCAGGCTGCCGAAGACGACCGCGTCTTCAGCATCCTCGACGCCCTCGCCGTCAACGGCTTCGACGAGCTGCCCGGGCAGACCAACCCGGACATCCCCGTCGTCGCTCCGATTTCGCCGGCCGTCCTCGCGGACGCGTTCGCCGAGATCGAGCGGCAGGATCTCCGCGTCGCTCGCGTTTACATGAACGCGACCGACTACGCGGACATCCGGAAGTTCGGGCGCGACGTTCTCGACATCGAGAGCCAGGCCACGCTGTGGAAGACGGGCATGATGGCGACGGGCTGGAACGCCCAGTTCATCGTCAGCCGCCTCGTCGCCGCCGGCGTCGTCTACATCACGTGTGAGCCGGAGCACTTCGGTCGCATCCCGGTCCGCACGGAGCTCACGGTGCTGAGCGCGGACAACCCCGAGGACCGGACGATCGGTTTCTCGATGTTCGAGAACCTGGGCATCGGGGCGTACAACCCCCGCGGACTGGTTCGCCTCATCGTCACGCGCTGAAGTTAGCGCTGGCGGTTCTTCTGGGCCCTGGAATCGAAAGGTTCTGGGGCTCAGTCGTATTTGTCTTCTTATCTTCGCTTGGAATATGAGCCGCGTCGCCGCTCCTCCGCCTATGACCCCTGAGGATCAGAAGAAGGGCGTCGAGAGTCCTGGAGGAAAACGGAAAGAGGTACTTGAGCTTGGTAATGCCATCAAGAACCTACAAGGCACGCTCAAGGACTTTCTGCTGAACCAGAGCGGTGTAAGCGCCTCCCTCGAGGGAGAACATGCGCAACAGAACGCCAAGCTCATTACGGAATTGACGGCGTCCTGCCTCAAGAGTCAGGAATTGATGCGGGAACTCTTGCACGTCGTCGGGCCTAAACCAAAGAAGGCCAGCCTCTTCCAGTCGGCCGCTCGAGTGGCCGCGGGCTCTTACAAGCGGTGATTGTAGTGTTGGGCTATGGCCTCGAATACTCCTGCCGCGTCGAAGACACCGACTGAACTGAAGTCTGATAAGGCTCTTGGATTGTGGGCTCGGATCCAGTCCAAGGGCTTCACCGACTACGTGACCGTCAACGCTCAGATCACTCGGCTCCACATCATGGGACCAGAGGCCAACTTCCTCCGGGCCTACGCGAAAGCCAACCTTCCTGGGCGTGGAAAGAAGCCCGGAGGGAGCCTCTAACGTAGATCTACCCCTCCAGGATGTAGTGTCGCATATGACAGTCCAGTTCCAAGGTGAGGCCATCGAGGTCCCGGAAGGGTATGAGGCGTTCACTGTCGCCGTTCTTCAGTGCGACATTCGAATAGCCGCTGTCGGCCTCGAGCCCGAGACCGATCCGGGCGAGTTCTTCGTGAACTTCCACTCCGCGGAGGATTGCGAGGAGTTCGCCGATCTGATTGTAGCCTGCGCGGACAAGGAGCTGATCGACAAGCTCTTCGCCAAGGACGGCAGTCTGTCGGGCAGCTTCGGCATCGAAATGACCAACGACGAGGACGACTACCGGACGTTCACCGTCATGGAGATGTATCTCCCTATCGCTCTGCGGGATGACCTGACAAAGTTGTTCGAGGCCACCAAGAAAATTGTCGAGGCCGAAGTATCCTACTGCGACTCCAACGGGCGGCGTTCCAACGGATCCATTCCTGAGGAGACTGTTCCCAAGTCGGAATGGGATGGACATATCTTCGCGGCGGTCCCAGGTGTCGACCATCTCCGACCAGGCTCCCTCGTGAAGCTTTCCTTCCATGCCTCCAAGCCGGCTCATATCGTCGAGCGCCTTTGGGTCAAGGTCGTCTCGCTGGATGATGACGAACTGACGGGCACCGTCGATGTGCACCCGGCCGCACTCACGAACTTGCATCGCGGCGATACCGTGAAGTTCAACAGATTCCAGATTCTG